AGGTGACGCGCACCTCGAACCACAGTGGGTTGCGGTTTATGTGCGAAGCGTTCAGGCTGTCGATGACGTAGCCGTCCGGCACGGGCCGCGCCTCGACGGCGGCCTTGGCGCTTTCCTCGTCGTTGGGCGTATCGACGTTGACCTGGTACGTGTCCTCGATAGTCTTCGAGGTCTTGTCGTACCCGTTGCTGCGGTTGATGAAGTTGGCCGTGGTCATGGAAGAGGGTGTGGGGTGTGGGGTGTGGGGTGTGGGGTTGAAGGTATTGCTGGTTTATGATTGCTGATCGCTGATGTTTCGATCCGACTCATCCGATCCATCCGAGTTACTTCTTTGCCCCTGCTTTTGCATCACAGCCCCGGTATGGTGATCGCCTGGTCGCTACTCACCAGTTGGCGCAGCAACGACGCGACGGTGTCGAGTTTTTTGTTGGTGTCTTTCTGCTCGAATAGCGACTTACGCGGAACGTCCGCATCACGGGCCGCGCCGGGCGCCCCGGCCCCGGACGCCGCCAGGCTCTGCCTGGCACGGAGCTGCAGCTCCTCGTTGCTGCCGACGAGGTTCAGCCCGGCGAGCTTCTGCTCGCCGAAGATGTCATCGCGCAGCTTGGCTTGAAGTTTGTCGAACTGGCCCTGGTCGATCAGGCCCTGATCGAAGAAGCCCCGGATCTCGCCCAGCTCACGGTTGAACCGCTCAATCGGGGTCTCGATCGACTCAAGCAGACGGTCCACCTGTGACTGCACGCTCTTGGATACGCCCCCGGTGATGTCGGCCGCGATCTCGATCTCGCCGACGCCGTCGCCGATGCTGGCGGTGGCCGCCGCCGCCGCCTCGGCCGCGTTACGGATGCCGTCGAAGAATGCCATGACGCGATCACCGCTCGACGGCGCAACCAGGCCGTCGTTGATCGCGTCCTTAAGGTCTTTGATCTCCGCTTCGAGGTTCGCAGCGAACAGGTCGGCGAAGTCGGCCACGTCGGTGGCGACACCGCCGCCGAGCCACTCGGGAAGGCCGGATGCAAGCTCGGCCAGTTGGGCGATACCACCGGCGGCGACGCTCATGAACTTCAGGGCGCCCAGTCGCAGCAGGTCGTAACCAAAGACGGCCGCGTCGATGCTGTCCGCGACGAACGCGACGCCCATCGCGCCCACTTCCATCGCCGCGACGATCTTATTGCCGGCGACGCCCGCGGAGTCACCCGCGAAACCCAGCCAGCGTGCAAGCTCGCCCAGGCCGTTAATTGAAAGATCGATCACGCCCTCAAGTACACCTTTAATCACCGGGATAGCCTCGGTGAAGTCCGCGATCAGGCCCTTGAGGTCGATGCGGTCGAACAGGTCGGCCGTGAGGTCACGCGCCAGCAGGCCGACGTTGTCACGCAGCGTGGAGACCAGGCCGGAAAGCGTTACGCTTTGCGCCGCCATCAGCCCGGCGAACTGCCCGCCCTCGGCGGTCATATCCACAAACGCCTGCTGCAGGTTGCTGAAGCCCACGCGGCCCTCGGACACCAGGCCCTTGACCTCGCTTTCCGCGACGCCGAACTGTTTGGCCAGCTCGGCGATTATCGGGATGCCCCGGCCGGTGAGCTGGTTGATGTCCTCGGCCATCAGCCGGCCCTGCACACGGGCCTTGCCGTACAGCTCGGCGATCTCGCTGATCGGGGCACCGATGCCCGCGCTGATGTCACCAATCGCCCGCAGCTCGGGGATGACCTGGCCGGCGTCGGAACCGAAAGCGAGCAGCTTACGCGACGCCTCGGTAAGGCCCGGCATCTCAAACGGTGTGGAGGCGGCAAACTGGTTGAGCTCACCCAGCAGGTCCTTTGCCGCCTCCGTCGAGCCGAGCATCACGCCGAACGCGACCTCGGCCTGCTCGGCCTCCGCCGCGAGCTTGCCGCCGAAGCCGATCGATGCGGTGATCGCGGCCAGGCCGATACCGATGCCGGCGATCGCGAGCGTGAACGGGTTGACGATCCGTCGCATGCGAGAGAAGACGCCGGAGCTGGCGCTTTCAAGCCCGCCCAGTTCACCGCGCACGTGACGGGTCGCGCTGTCAAGCGGCGCGGTGTCAAGCCCGATCGATCCCGTGATGGCGCCCGCGTTAAAACTCATGGCTTCTTTCGTTCCGTCCTGACTTCGCCGCCGGCGTTGGCACACCAGGCGATCATGGCTTTCTCGATATCCTGCTCATCCCGCTTTGGTGCTTTGCGTTTCAGCGACGGCATGAAGTCCTCCGCCTGCCAGCCGCCCTTGCTGCCCAGGGCCGCGTTGGCGACCGTCTGTGCGATCGTGCCGGCCCTTAAATCGTCACGCAGCGAGGGGTCGTAATCCTCGAACCACGCCGCCCACAGGCAAAGCTCATCGAGGCTCATCTCGCCGATCCCGCCGGGTCCGCTTAGCGTCTTGCCCAGGGCGTGGGCCAACGCCATCACGAAACGCAGGATCGGCGAGCGTTTCAGTTTCCCGAAGCGGCGTCGATCTTGCCCTTGATCCCGTTGACCTTGTAGCAGGCCGTCAGGAGCTGCTGGAACAATTCGTAGTCCTCTTCACCAACGGCGTCGGCGTTGGCGTAGATGGGTTTACCCTCTTCGTCCACCACACACCTGGCGACCATGGCACGGTTCTGAAGCTTGATCGGCAGATTGCCCAACTCGATCATTGCGTCGACGTCGAGCTTGAGGATCGGAACCTCTCCAAGGTCCCGGACCTCCTCATTGACGATGCCGCGATTGCGGGCCTTGATCCTGTCGCGGATGCTTGTGGTTTGTGACTTTCTAGCCATCTCGATTCTCCGTATGGTGTGTGTGCTGCGCGGTGAGAATGAACGTTTTTGTGTCCGGCTTAAGCCGCCTTCGTGAAGACCGGCTTGCCGGTGAACTGAATCTTGACAGGCACAACAACCTCATCGCCCTTCGGGGCCTCCTGGCCCACTTCGATGATGAAGGCGTTGCACACCAGCTTGCCCCCCGAGCTGAATGAGATGCCGTATGCTTTGATTTGTCTCTGTAGTGTGTAGAAGGTTTCGAGCTGCGTCTCGTTCATGGCGAATTTGAACTCGCCCTGCCCGGGGTCTGTGTGTCCCGGCGCGAACTGCTTGAACCAGTCGATCTGGCCGCCGTCCTCCTGGTCCACGCGCGTGGTTTCGATCACATCGGTGATCCTCTTGGGCAAACTGACGATGTCGTCGATGCCGGCGAGCTGTGTGCCCGAGGCGACGGGGTCGGTCCCGATGTTGGCGTAGTAGATTTTGATGCCCGTGGTGGTGCCGTATCCGTTCATAATCCAATGCCTTTCGATGTTGGGTTAATGTGCTATTGAGGGGGCGTTAAACGCACGTCGAAGTTGAAGGCGATCTCGTGCCGCCCGCCGCTGTCCGCGTCGCCGCGACCGATGATCCCCGGTGGCCCGGAGTTGAGTACGATCAGGCGCACGTCCCAACCCGAGGGCATGGCGTCGTCGTCGACGACGTCGCGGTTGGCGTCGAGCGTCTTGGCTGCGACCGTCCAGGACTGTCGCGGGCGCCCTTCGTTGTCGGGATCGTGTAGCGCGTCGTGCAGCCGCTGCGCGAACAGGAGCCCCGCGCCAGGGTCATCGCCGGGGGCATACGTCATGCACTGCACACTGACCATCGGCACGGGGCGCATATCATTTTCGACCGGCCCGCCGTACAACCGCAACACCGCGCTCACGCCGTTGGATGCGTTAGCAGGCAGGTCATGCACGAACAGGTTGCCGCCGAGCGTGACGCTAACACCCCCGGGGGTAGATGCCGTGGCGATCTGCGCCAGAGCGTGGGCCAGTGACAAAAGCAGGTTGGTGGGGTTAAGGATCACGACAGCACCCTCCGCACGAACAGCTCAAGGTGCGACAAACCACCCGCGCCGGGGGCGACACGGTCGCCGGTGGTGACGATGGCGACCGTGTGCGTCTCGGCTGCGCCGTCTGCGAGCAGGACGAGCCGATATCCGGGGGCGGGTAGTGGCGACGCCTGACCGGCCGCGACCAGGGCGCCCCGCTCGATGTAGACCACCTGCGTGGCGTCCTCCAGTACCGCGCCGAGGATGTACCGCTGCCGGCTGCCGATCATGTCCAGCGCGCAGCGGATCGATACCGCATTGCCGGCGACAATCCGAGGGCGGCCGATCGCGTCCGCCGCGCCCCCGGGGGCGGCACGATCGATCCTCGTGATGGTGGCATTCGTCAGCATGGCTTTCCTACAGCAGCGGCGCCGAGCGCAGCCGGTACTTGTCCATCAAACGCTGTGCGCGGTCGCACAGTCCGCTCCCGGATACGCCGCCGGTAAGGTCAGAAGGTTTAAGGTATGACTCGCTCATCGAGCCGATGCTCTGGCTCGCCAGGCCGGCTCTGATGGCTTCTAGCCGCTTGCCGAACTGCGAATCACACAGCGCGTTGGCCTGGTAGAGGCACGCGATCTTGACCTGCTTCGGCACAACGGCCGCGTTGGTCGCCGAGTCCCAATCCCAAACGCCGACGCCGGCGTTAGACGTGCTGCCCGTCACGCGCTGATAGCGTGGGAACTCACGCACCTGCCCCCCGCCCCCGGTGGTCGTGTAGTACTTCACGCCCTGGTACGGCATCGCCGCGTCGATCTCCAGCGACGCCATGAACAGCAGGATGCCCATATCGTCATCCGACTTCGCCAAGAGCACATCGAGGCCAGACAGCGAAGCTGCCAGCTCACGCGCCGCTGCGACGGTGGCGAAGTAGCAGCCGTCGTCAAGCGGATCGGCACCCGAGATAGGTTCCATCTCAACGGGCATGCTTATCTCCGAGTTTGCTTAATCCGGGGGCGGATATTCCGGGGGTCATGGGATGGTTACTTCCTTGGTGATGGTCTTGAGGTCGGTGCGGCTGTAGACCAGCGTGTAGGCAAGGCCGCTGTCGAGCATCAGGGGCGTGACCCAGCGGCCGTCGGCGCTGGTGACCGCCGTGCCCCGGAGTGTTGCGGTGAGCGGGTTACTGTCGTACTCGCTCTTGAGGTACGCGCGGATCGTCACGTTATCCAGGCCCACGCCCCCGGAAGTAGCGCGGAGGTTGTCGGTTGTGGGGGTGTTGTGATTGACGAGTGTGTCGCCGCTACCAGCGCCGCCTCCGGGTGCGATGTCGTCGGTCTTGGCCTTGATCGCCGCGAGCTGTGTTGAGTTTGCATCAATCTCCGCACGGACCTCGGCTGCGCTTAGGTCGTTAAGGGCCGCGAACTGTGCGGGCAGTGTGGTGCCCGTGTCGGTCAGGACCGCGTCGACGTTCGCGCCGACCGTGCCCAGCGCGTTGGTGATCGCCTCCAGGCTGTCGGTGCCGGCGTCGAAGCCCGCGCCCGCGATCGAGTTGAGGCTGGTCTGCAGGTTCGACAGATTGCCCGTGATCGTCGTCGCGCTCGCCTCCAGGGTGTCCACGTTCTGATTCACCGTGTTTAGCGAGTCGGCGTTCGTGACGACGCCGGTATTGATGGTGTTCAGGAGGGTCTTCATGTCCGCCCCGTCCAGGTTGATCGTGTCAAGCCCGGTATTGAAGATGATGCCGCTGCCCATCGCGTCGGTGGCGTTGATGACGATGCCGGCACTCGCCGCGCCGTTGGCCGTGATGACGACCGCGTTGTCTCCCGGCGTGGTCTGCGTGATGACGACCTTTGAACCGGTGAGTGTGTTGAACTTGATATTCGCGCCCGTGCCGTCGAGGACGGCTTCGAGGTTGTCGGCGGCGGTCGCGTCGCCACTGACCTGCGTGACGTTCGCGGTGACTAGATCGGTGGTGTCGTCGAACGTCGAGCGGCTCGACACGGCCGCGTCGAGGTTGGTGGTAACCTGCACACCGATCGACCCGCTGTCGGTGATCTGCGCTGTCGGCCTGGCCCACACCGCGGCGGCCAGATCGTCAAGCGTGAAGCTGTCGCGTGACGCGGCGGCGATAAGCAGCGTCCAGATGTCCGCTGCGAGCGCATCCGCCGACGCCTCGTCGTCCGGGTGTGTGCCGTCCGCGTCGATATGTGCCGGGACCGCCTGGCCGTAGTAATCAAACAGGTTGATGTAACCGGCGTTGCTGCGGCTCCGACACGCGGCGATGATGCCGTTACTCCACGCGCTCATCTCCGCGACCGATCGGGCCGAGGTCTTGGGCCAGATGACAAACAGCACGATCGGCGTGGGGTTGCCGATCATGTGGTCGGCGGCGGTGACCTTGTCGACCAGCGCTTCAGCGTAGGCCTGAACGGTATCGACCGGGAGCGATTCGGGATCGACGATCACCACGAACGTGCCGGGCAGCGTCGGGTCAAGCGTGGTTACGTCACGGAAGGTGAGCCAGTCTCCGTTATCGAATTGCTTCTGGAGCGTGGCGTCGCTGGGGTTATTCAGTCCAACCCCGCCCAGGCTCCAACTCGACGCACCCACAACCTCGAACTGCACGCCGCCGATCCACAGCGGGCTGCCCGAAGGAGCGCAGCGGAAGCCGAAGTTGGCGATCACATTGGTACTGCCGTCGGCGGCGATCGCGCCGCTGGCGCCAAGCGCCTCGACGTCCGCCCAGTACGACGTGGTGCCGCCGCCGATCGCCGCGGTCGCCCGCGTGTCGGGCCAGAGTGCGTTGACCGCGCCTCGCCTGTAACCGCCCGTGCGCGGTGAAGCCGCGGTGTCGGGCTTATCTCCCTCGCTGTAGTACGGCCGGGCGTCGATGGTCAGGTCGAAGTCACCCAGTGTGCTCGGGCCGATGCCGTTATAGAAGCGCTGATTGTCGCCGGAGCGGATGTTCGCGGCACCGTAATAGATGTGCCTGAACACCATCGGGTTGTTGCCGAAGATGCCGAAAGTGTTAACGCTGCCGCTGATCGGATTGCTTGCACGGCAGAGCGTCCTACCCAGGCAGCCCAGCGCGCCCGATGGCGGCGGCGAACCGGAGGCGAAGGCCTTCAGCGTGCCGTCCCAATACCAGTTGTACCCCTCGACCGGCACGCCGAAATACTCGGCGGGCGTCGGGTTCGTGAACGCGCCCCAACGCATGTAGGAGTTGGTGCCGTCAACGAGGTTGGTCTGGTTGCCGGAATTATTGGTGTCACTGGCCTCGTACAGCGAGTGATCCAGCAGCGTCCTGCCCGTTGAAGAACCGGTCGTCGTGGCCTTGGGTTCTAGCACGGCGGTAATGTCACCGCCGAACGCCCAGCCTTTGAGGATGGCGTGCGCCATGCGATTCGTCTGCACCGGCATGTTGGTGAGCGAATCGCCGACCAGGGTAAAACGCGACTGTGCGGCCTGGATGTTTTCGCGTGCCTGGTAAGCGGCGCCGCCGACCAGCAGCTGCGCGACCCCGGCCCCTGGAAGCGGCGAGAGTGCCGCCGCGATCAAAAGCAGCGTGACGAGGAGTGTGCGGTGCAATCGTTTCATAGTGATCGTCCTTGATCCAATAAAACCCGGCCGCGTTAGCGGCCGAGCCTTGTGAAGCGGGTCGGCGTGTCCTACGCCAGCACCTCCAGCGTCGCGCTCGCCGCGCTGGCGTTGCCCGCCGCCGAGTTGACGGCCCTGAAGCCGATGATGCGCAGGGCGTCTGACGGCAGCTTGAATCGCTTGGTCGCCCCCGCCGCCCCGGCGCCGCCGGCACCGGTCTGCGTGATGAGGTCCAGGTAAAGCACCGTCGAGCTGCCGTCGATGGGGTTCACCGAATCCATCAGGATGGAGTACTTCATCGTTGCGGCGTCCCCGAGCTGGCCCGTGGTCAACGCCGGCACCGTGAGCAGGAGCTCCACATCAGCCAACTGTGCGCCCTGCTGCGTAGTCTTGCCGGTATCGATCCCGGGCGTCGCGTAGACCGTCGATGCGCCGTTCGGCAGGGCGAGCGTAAGCTTCAGCCCCGCGTCCTTCATTGCATATCCCATGATCCGTTCCTTTCATTTTCTGTTTGTGTAGGTGTGTTGCGTGTGTTTGGCCCGTGGCCTATTACTTCTTGGGTTCCTTAAGTTCCGTAGGCTCCTTGGGTTCCTTGGGTTCCGCCGCCTCCTCGGGCAGGTGCCAGGAGTCGGCCTGCTTGCCGCTGTCATCCCGGGGCGAGCTCGTGATCACCAGCGGCTCACTTCCGCCTAAGTCGGCCTCCAGGTCGACGCGGTCTCCGCCGCGCAGCTTGATGACCTTCGCCGCCTGGTGCTTGCCGTCCGCGAGCACCAGGCGGATCTCCGTCCCCTTCTCTACTTTCGTGTTGCTTGCCATCGGTATCCGCCTTTCAGGTATCAGATGTCAGAATCAAAATGCCACGCGCCGCGTGACGGGGTTAGAGCGTCAACGATTCGGTGTTGCTGATCGCCTCGGTCACGTGGATCGGGATCATCGCGCCGTCCACACCCATGACCGAGTTCGGCCACGGCGCCGGTGCGCCGGTCGGGTTGGTCGCCGTCCGCGACGACTGCAGCTGCTGGTTACTCCGCAGCGACATGAAGATGTGGTTCGGACCCTTGCCGGCGGGGAACTTGGCCAGCGCCTGATTGATCAGCGCGTCGGTCAGCCCCTTGCCGGTGTCGGCGGTCAGCTTCTTGATCCGGCAGACCGTCCGAAGGCTCTGCACCTGGAAGCCCGGGTAGGCGGTGAAGCTGGTGAGGTACTTCATGAACTTCTTGGTGCCGTCGTTGGGATCGATCACCGGCAGAAGCTGCACGGGGTCGAAGCGCAGGGCGCCGTTGTTGCCGAAGCGCCAGCGGACGCCGTCGTCGGCGAGGTTGCCGGCCGGCGCGGCGCGGACAAGCCAGACCGAACTGCCGGTGCTCGCCGTCGTCCCGCCGGCGTCGACGACCATGTTGTTGGCGTCGTGTGTCTGGATCAGGCCCGGGAAGCCCGCCGCGTTGTTGCCCGCGCCGTAATACATCTGGGCGCACCAGGCGAGCATCTCCAGGTCCAGGATGCGCCCGCTCTTGGCCTCCAGCCACGCCTGCGGACCCTTTTCGTAGCGGTCGGCGACGGCGCGGTCCTCCTCGATCCGGGGCTCCGCGGTGTAGCATTCAAACATCCGATCCTCGGAGGTCTCGGTGATGTCGGCCGTGCCGGCGTTCGCGGTGCGGAAGCTGCCCGTGGTGTTGCTGGCGCCGGTGTAGACGACGCTCTTGACGCTGATCCCGTTCAGCGGGAAGCTGGCCAGCACGTTCAGCTCGGGGTGAACGCGCGAGGCCTCGTTGATGACCTGTTCGACTTTGTTGGCTTTTGCGATGTCAAGTAGTGTGCTCATCTTTGAACTATTCCCTTTCGTGGGTGTGTTGGTTTAGTGGCCTGGTCAGTGCGGCGTTTCGATGCCGCTTTGAATCACGCTTGAGCCGGGGCCGGGGTCGCCGCGCCGGGCATCTTCAGGAACCCGCCGGACTCGGCGGCCGTGGTGTCGGTGGGCGTATCGCCGCCGTCGCCGCCGGCAGCGGCGCCGCCGAAGTCCGGGGCGAGCTGCTTAAACTGCGCGAGGACGGCGTCGGCCTGCGCGGTCAGCTCCTCCTCCGTGCCGCCGGTGAGCAGCTTGCCGAGGTCGGCGTTGCCGCCGAGTTTTTCCTTGACCAGCTTCTCGATCGTCGCCTTACGCGCATCGTCCCCGCCCCCGGAATTACCCCCGGGCTTGTCCCCGGATGCGTCGCCGCCGCTTTGATCGCCGATCTTGAAGCCGCCGGACTTCAGCGTGGCGAGCAGGGTATCGGCCTGCTCCCGGAACTTGGCCGGGTCGTTGCCGATCATCGAGTGGAAGGCGTCGGGGACGCCCTTGAGGTTTTCGTTGATGAACGCCTGGCGTGCGTTGACCTGCGACTGCTGGGTCTGCTGCGCGGCCACCGCGTCGGTCACGGTCTTGGTGATCGACTCGGGCGTGGGGACGTTGGCCAGGCTCTGCTTGAGGCTGCCGAGTTCATCGCTAAGCGGCTTGATCGCCGTGTTCACGGCGGCGGTGGCCGCATCGGTGGCGGCCTTGACGATCGCCTCGATGTCGATGCCGGGGGCGGTGGGGCTTGCGGCTGTGTCGGTCATGGTCGAGTCCTTTCGTTTGTTCAGCCGGTCCCGGATGCTCCGGGTGATGGCTAAGGGGTTAAGTGAACGCTTCACGGCGTATCCTCCGTGTTGTCAGGTTGGGTTGTTGATCCGCCGATGAACACGCTCGGCGTGGCGGCCGACGCTTCGCCGGCGAGTTCCTCCAGCTCGTCGCGCACGGTGGCCGCATCCAGCCACTGCTCCTGAAGTGCGCGTTTGCGGCTTAGGACGCCGGCGGCCCGCCGTGTAGCGATCGAATTGGCGCGTTCGGTCTCGTCGTCGGGCAGGCCGTCGCGCATCTCCACACCGATCGATCCCGCGCCACCAGGCATCGGCCTGCGCGTCTCGGCCTCGACGGCCAGGGCGATCGCCATCTGGATCGCCTGCCGCCAGACCACCGACTTACGCTGCGCCTTGGCCAGGGCGGGCGCGGCGGCGAGGCGCATCTTCGCGGCGGTCTCCACCGAGCTGTCGTCCTTGATGCCAAGCAGCGACAGCGGCATCTCGGAAACGGTGGCCAGACCCTGCAGCGCGAAGTTGCGGTCCTCCATCGCGCTGGCGAGCTCGGCGTTCCATGTGATGTATTGAGGTATCTCGTCCTTGGTCCTGAAGAACAACACCTCGGCGCCGACGGGTATCGTGCCCGTCTCGGGGTCGACCATCGCGTTGGGCGCGGCGAGGCGCGGATCGGCGTGCTTGGCGATCACGCGGCCGATCTGTGTGTTGGCCGCGTGCAGTGAATCCTGCGCCTCGATCAGGCCGTCATAATCGCTGCGTGCGCCGAACCCGTTGGGCACCCGGATCAGGCTCGGCCGGCTAAGCCCGGTGAGTTCACGGTCGGCCAGGGGCTGGCCGGCGGCGTCGCGTACCGGCCACCGATCCAGCGTCAGCTTCTTGGATCGCTTCGGGCCGGATACGTTCACGTCGTCGAGGAGGTAGAGCGAACGCTCGATCAGGCCCCTGGTGTAGTGCGTTTCAAGCAGGAGTTTCGTTTCAGCTGCACCCCCGGATGCGCCCCCGGGCGCATTCTCTGGCTTGACGGTGGTGGTCGCGTAGCGGACGTATCGGTCGTGCTGCTGGTCCGGGCCGGGCACGCCCTGGGGGTAGACCTGGTCCGCGTGCGCGTGGGCGATCCGCGCCTCGGTACCTTTGAACGTTACCTCCAGGAAGGTCTCGCCGGCCCAACAACATTCACCCGCCGCGTCGAGCAGCTGCGCCATCAGCCAGGACCGCTCGGCGATCGCGTCGATGCGCAGCTGCGTCGGCTCGTCGTCGATATACAGACGCGGCGACTCACCGAAGAGAATGTCGGCCATCTTCTCGGCGATCAGGGTGAGCAGGTTGTAGCCGCGGAAGTAGGCCGGCTCACCCTGCTTCAGCGGCGGGAAGCTGTGCGAGGACCGGCCCTCGTCAACGTAGTAGGCGCGGTGCTTACCCTCAAACAGCATACGCGCCTGGCGCAGCCGTTCGGTGCGGCAACGCTCGGCCCTGGTCATCCATCCCAGGTGCCGCGCTTCGAGCACGCCGTTCGCGCCGCCGCCCCCGGGTTCACCCGAGCGGTTCCAGACGTTGCCGTAGCTGTGCGAGGTTAAGATGCTCATGTCGTCCTTGACCCCCCGGAAGTTCCGGGGCTTGTTCATGTTCCGCTGTTACCAGCCGGCGGGTTTCCTTAGTAGCGGTGGATGCAGCGGCTGTTTGTTGTCGTCGGCGGCGTGGTACGCCAGCGCCAAAGCCCAGAACCGGTCGGCGTGACCGTCCGCGTCGTGCGAAGCGTCGAAGCGCACGTTGCCCGCGGAGGTCACCACCTTGCGCACCTTGTGCAGGTCCTCGCGCACCGCGTCATCCATCGGGACGCGGACGAGCTTGTCCTCGAACAGGCGGCGCAAGGGCATCGCCAGCTCGCTCTTCACCGGGCCGCTGAAGTTGACCGCCTCAACCCTGTAGCGGCCCCAACGCTCCTGCATCCGTTCGGCCATCTGCATGCCGATGCCCGTTGAGTCGATGCACAGCCGCTTCACAGCAGACAGCCGCATGACTTCATTAAGCGCGCCCTCCTGTGCCGTGAAGTTGACTTGGTCGAACACACGCAGCGTGCGGGTCCAGAACACGTCGCCGATGCGCTCGATCACCCACAGCACCGACAGGTCCTTCTTCCGCCCCACGTCGTAGCCCGCGTAATACTCCCGGCTACCGCTCGGGGGCGGCAGCTCGAACAGTTGCAGGTTCGCCACCTCGCACGGCCGCATCAGGTCGTAGCTCAACAGCGACGAGCCGTCCGTACTGCGGATGCACAGGTACTCCTGGTCCCACGTCTCCTTGTCCGGGCAGGTGCCGCGCAGCTCATCGAGCCAGTCCCTGCGCGCGACCGGGTCGGGTTCGGGGATGTAGTCAAGCCGATCCCGTCGCATGCGGATGCGTTCGACGATGCCCTGCTCGACGGCGTCCAGCACGGTGACCTTGTGGTAACTGGCCTTGAGCTTGCCGCTGTGGATCATCTGCACGAGCGTGTCCATGTACGTGCCCTGGCCGTTGACCGATGACCAGATGCGGAGCGGATAACCCCAGAACATGGCCGTGGCGTGCGCGGCCTTGAACAGCTCGCGCTGCGCTTTGTGGAAGTCGTACTCGTCCATCCCGACCGCGCCGCCCTTGGACCGGAAGAACTTGGGGTTCGAGCTGCCGGCGACGATCTTGCGGCCGTTGCTGAAGGTCATCACCAGCGAGTTGATCTCGTCGTCGTCGATCACTTCTTTTTCTTCCGTGACCTTGGCGACGGCGTTGGCCATCTGCGCCCAGCCCTCGCACTCCTGGATGAACTCGACGCTGGCGGTCATGTCGGCGGACGTGTGGTAGTAGTTGGATTTACCCTCGATCCGGTCGAGCACCACGCCCAGAGCCTGCGTCCAGGTCCAGCCGATCCGGCGGGACTTCTCGCACACCGCCATCGGCGCGGGATCGCGCAGCCAGTTCACCTGGTAAGGGCAAAGCAGATTGAATAGGCCATGACTCATGATTGCTTGATACCCAGCGCCACCTTGATCGTTTCGACCACGTCCGCGCCAGATGCGCCGGACCCGACCAACTTCTCCGCCTTGGCGAGCGCCTCGGCCTGCCGCTGCTCGAAGTCGGCCTTGACCGCCTCGATGCGCTGCCGCGTGTTTGCGGCGGCGTTCATCGCGGTGGACAGCTGCAGCAGTTCCTTGGCGTCCAGCTCCTCGTCCGCGTCCATCTGCAAGAGCTTCTCGGTCATCAGCTGCTGGAAGCGGACCAGGCTCGCCTCGCCCAAAGCCTCGACGCCGCTGGTGCGTGCCACGTCGGCGAGCGCCCGGGCCATCTCGGCCGATCGGCGCACGCCGTCGAGCACACCCTGGTAGTTCTTGCGGTGCTTCCACACCGCGCCGCGACTGATGCTGAAACCCTTGCCCTCGAACCACGCAAGCAGGTCGTCGATGGTCGCCGCCGGCTGGCGCAGCAGGTCCTGGTACTCCGCGCGTTCGGCGTCGGAGACTTCGGGGTCGGCCAGCAGTTCATCGACTCGGTACTTGCGGCTCATGGGGCTTACTGCGTAATGGGCTTGACCGTGATGTCGGTGTGCGCGGAGTAGGTGATCTGCACGCGGCCGTTGCCGTCGTTGTAGATCTGCGGCGGGAACGGCCCGAGTAGTTGCCGGGTGCCGGGGGCGATGGCGACCACCTTGTCGGCGACCGCCTCACCGTCCACAGCCTGCTGGGTGACAACGGTCAGGTTGACGGACGCGCCGCCGCCGTTGGTGTGTTCGACCAGCAGCAGTTCCTTGCCGGTGTTGGCGAACGAGTCGCCGCCGGCGTCGGCCGCGATCGTCGTGTAGGCGTTAGCGCTCCGCGATGGACTGATGGGTGTAAGTAGTGGCATGGCTTAGGTCTCGGGTATAGGGTTCAGGGATCGGGGGATCGGTTTTCCTGCTTTCTTAATTTCCTGCTTTTGCTTACACCGGCGTCTCATCGACGGTCGCGGTCACGATCAGGCCCTGGGGCAGCGTGCCGGTGCCGACGGTCGCGTCGACGACCAGCAGCAGCACATCGCCATCGGTAAACGAGGTAGCGCTCAAAACGCCAACGACGGGCGTCCGAACGACCGTCGAAGAGTTGATCGCGATCGGCGCGCTAAGCACGCTGGCGAACGCGCCGCCGCCGGTGGACTTCTGCAGGTCGATCGTGACGGTCGAGTCACCGGCGGCCGCGGTGAGGATCGCGACCTCGATCGCGATGATCGTGCCCGTCGTGCCACGCGCGATGACCACCGGCACGGTGGCGTCGGCGATGGCCGCGCCGTTCGCCTGCTGGTAGTCCAGGCTGCGCCGGTGGACGATCTTGGCGGCGCCGATACCCGCGCCGTCCTTGATGATGTCGCCGTCGATCGAGTTCTTGGGCAGCGTCAGGTTGCCTGTGACGACCAGGTTGCGGACGGTCAGGTCTTGGATTTGATTGCTCATGGCTTCTTTCGGGCTGGGTGTATCGGTTTAGAGCCGGTCGTCGAAGACAAGCGGGCTGCGTTCCGCGCCGGCCAGCACGGCGGTGCCATTGGCGGTGATGGCGTAGGCCGTGTTGTCGAGCGTCCTGCGTTCGCTGGTGCGGTAGCGCTGATCGGTCTCGGTGAGCAGGCCGGCGTTGACCAGATCGACGCACAGCCCGGCCAGGTGCCGATCGTCCTCCGGGCCTGCGCCGGCGGAGCGGTCCAGCACGTTCATCAGGAGGCGTCCGCGGATGCCGCCGGCGGCCTTGGCCGAATCGGCGGCACGCAGGATGTCGCGCCGGATCAGCGCGTCGCGCTCGATGTTCATGCGGTCAATTTCCATTGTGCGCTCCGGCGTATCTGATTTTGTCGATGCGTTTGTGCAGCGCGTCGGCGTCGGCCTTGGTGGCGAAGTTGGCGTGCAGGTAATCCTTGAGCTGGTCGAACCGGAGGTTAAACCGCATCTCCAGCTCACGGTCGCGCTGGTCGAGGTCCGCGAAGTCCTTGTCACCCGTCTCCAGCCGTTCGCGGATGTTGCTGATCCGATCGTTGAACAGGTTGATGACGCCTTCCAGGTGCGTGGCGACGCCCGCCAGTTTGGCCTCAATGAGCTGCTCGGCGCGTTGTTCGAGGTTTTGCTTGAGGAGCTTGATCTGCTCCTCTCGCTGCTTTTCGCGGGACAGCAGGATCGTGACGAGGATGCCGACGACGGTGACCAGCGTGCCGACGATCAGGTTGATCACAAACATCGTGATCGTCCACGAGTCGCTAATCGCAAGCGTCATCGGTAGGTTGTCGAATGCCATCGTTTGCGTCCGTGCGTGGTGGGTGGTGATCCGTGGCTCGTGTCTGGCGGGTGGTATCAAAACCCCGGCAGGCCCCCGTCCTTGGGTGCCCGCCGGGGGAGACGGTCTTTGGTTATGCGGCTGTCCCCGATCCGGCGGCTGCAGCCGTGACGACGCGCGGCGGGATCGAGCGGCGCACCTGGTCGACCAGCTCACGCGCCTCGGTGGACATGCTGGCACGGAGGCTGATCTTGGTGTTCGGGTCGCCGAAGTTGACGGTGTCGTTGTCGCCCTTCTCGTACTCGATCGCGGTGATGACATCGGCGGCGGCCTTGCGCGTCTGCTCGACCACCTGGGCGGCCCTTCGATTGAGCTGCTCTTGGAAACGCACCTCGTCGGCTTTCTTGGCCGCGTCCCGCTCCGCCTCGTCCTTCTTGCGTTTCTGGATCAGCGTCAGGACGAGGCCGAGCACGGTCGATCCGCCGAGGATGTACACGTTCCAGGGCGGCGGCGTCTTGCTTGCGATGTACGGCCCCATGATCTGCACGGCCTGCGCCGCATTGCCCGCCAGCGCCGCGTCGATCGCGGCCGTGGTACGTGTGATGCCCTCTTCGAGCTGGGGGATCGCGGCTTTGGCCTGTACGATGATCGACGCGACCTTGTCGCGTGCCTCGACGGCTTCGGCTTTCTCCGGGCCGTCCTGCATCGCGTCGATCTGCGCGTTCAACTCGGCGATGAGTGATTCGGCGTCGGCGAGCTTCGCCTCGGTCAGTTCGAGCGCGGCGACCAGCTCGGCGCGGGTCGCCTGGTACGCTTCGATCTGCGCATCGGTACAGCCCCCGGAAGTGAGCAACGCAATCGCCAACAGCGGCGCGATCAGCCAGGCCATGAGTCGGTATTTAATCGGTGCCATGAGTGTGTCTCCGTGTTCGTGTCTCGATGCTTCACGCCCGCCGCGCAGGCGTGGTGTTGGTGATTACCTCACGCGCTTGACCAGGGCATCCAGCACGGCCTGGTCGCACGAGAGCTGGTACTTCAGCGATTCGATCTCGGTTTTTGCCTCGCTCTCGATCTGCTTGATTCGTTGATTCGCCTTATCGATGCGCCGTCTGCGCGTGTTGATCTCACGCTCGATAGGCGACAGCTTGGGTTTCTTGGCCATGCGTTACCTCCGCGCTCTTCGCGCCTTGGCGGTTACAGGGTTTTTCGTCGCCCGCGGCTTGAACGATTCCGGCGCGAAGCGCAGCTCAAGCCAGCGCGTGCCGTCTGTGTTTCGCAGGATGACGCGCGGCGGGTGGTCGCTGATTTTGTTCAGGTCAACGCCGAGCGCGTTAAGCTCACGGAACGCATCGACCGCGCCGTAGCCGATGACTTTGGTGATGGCGTGATCGGTCCCGTGGCGAAGGGCGATGATGCGTTCGCCGCCGTCGATCCTGATCGAGCAGCGCGCGTCCAGGTGTACGGCGTCCAGGTCCGCCCCGGCGATGGTGATGATCCCCAGCGCGTTGACCGTCGCCGTGCCGGGTTGGGTCAAAGCGGCCCCCAGCCTGCGCGCAGACCGGGGGCCTTTCTCGGGAGTGGTGTCGAGGGTTGAACTTGTCGCCGCTTGCATCCGTGCGTCGCTCCGCGCTGTCTCGGCCATGAGACAGCGTTGGTTGCGAAACACACCTGGCAGGCGACGCGCGGAGGCCCCGAATGGCCGCCGAGCGGGTTTAACGTGGATAACCTGGGTGCCGGCCTCTTGCATCCGGCGCGACGCTACCACACGTCGCGGAGACCGTAGTCTGTACCAGACCCTATCGGCCTGTCAAGCCCACCTCCCGAATTTTTTTTATTCGCGCCTGCGCGGCGGGGGTCAATCACCGGCGGGTCGGCCCACGAACTCGACGGAAACAAAGCCGCTTCGTCCGGTGTACGCCCCGCCTGTGATCCGGACCTCGTGGACCATGAGCCCGGCATCGATAACGCGCACGGGTGTGCCGGCCTCGACGATCAACAACCGACCGTCCCGCTGCATTTCTGCAAGGCCCATCGCGTCGCGTGCGTTCGCAAGCTGAACCATGCGATCGTGATCCGTTTCGGATACGCCCAGCATTGCCTTCCCTGTGATGGTGGCGGTGTCGCCAACCTTGATTGTCGCTCGGCGTTCGGCTGCGTGCCTGGCCGCCTGCCGCTCCTGCGCTTCGCGGGCTTCCGCGCGCCGCTCGGCGGACTGTGCGGCTTCCTGTTGGGCGACCCGCGCGGCACGTTCATCGCTGATCGCCCCGCCCCCAAGCTCGATCAGGCCCACCGCCAGCAGCACCGAAAGAAGCCCGACAACCATGCAGCCGATCCCCGCTTTCTTCAGCATCGTAACCCCCAAAGTTCAACAGCTATTGAACTCCGACCACCCTTACATTATATTAACAAACATATCATCATCCGTCCATTCCGGAGGCTTGTATGCACATCAAAGTCGGCCCCTTCTGTTACGAAATCATTGCCCGTGCCGAGCCTATCGAGCACCCCGACGGCGGGCTGTGCCACGGCGTTGCCTGGCCCGACCTGCACCGCGTCGAGTTCAGCCTGGCGGCCCCACCGCACAAGCGCGTCGCCGTCCTGTGGCACGAGTTGATGCACCTGGCCAAGGCCGACTTCGATATCCACGGGGCCGAGTTGCTCGGCGAGGAAGCCGTCTGCAATCTGCTGGGCCTGCTCATGTCGATGATCTCGCCGATGGACATGCTCCGTTTGCAAATCTACGCCTCCGAGGGCGTCGATGCGCCCGCCGCGATGTGCAACCCGTGGATGGGGCGACCCGTCCCGATCCTGCATTTTTCCCGGCAATATTAGTCTTTTGGCTTCTTAATCGGCGTTGATTTTGGCGGGCCGATCGGCTTGCCGTACTTCGGCCCCACGACTGGCTTGGCGGCCACGCGCAGTGGCGGCTGCTGCGTGTCCGATCCGTATCGCGTCATCATGATCTTTTCGCGAACAGCGGCATCCTGCTGCATGAAGTAGGCAACCATCGACTCCACGACGCGCTTCTCCACAAGCCCGCGTTCGCCGCAGAACTCCTCAAACGCGGCCGCCAGATCATCCCCAAACTCAAATATTTTTCGTTTCATGCAAACCTATGTTACACGGCACGTTAAATCATAAAAACATATAAATAGCTATATTTTTTTATAGAGGCCTATTGACTATGACGATCTTCATATTTATATAGGTGTTGTCATGGCTACCGCGCTTAACGACAAAGATCTGGAAGAACGCCTGGAACAACTGGCAAAGCTTCAGTCAGTGCCAGTTTCCAGGCACGCGATGCTTCGGGAGATTGTCCGCGAAGCGACCAAAGACCTGCGCCGGCCCAATGCCTGGCGCAAAAGCAGCCAACCCAAGGGGGACGCTGCTTGAGGATTGCTACCACGTCACGCCCCCCGGTGCGTAGCCGGGGGCGTGGATAACCGCCCGCGAAACACACCTGGCCCAACGGCCAGGGCGGGCTTTTGAAAGAACCCTTCCGGGGGCGATGGAGACGACGATGAAAGCAACCTTCACGGACAGCGGCAAGGATTACGACGCGGCGGCACTGCACGGAGTTACACACCGCTCCTCCCATCTGATTCGGCAAGCTCGATCTGCCATTGCAGCGCAGCGATCACAACGTCGCGCTCAGCTTTTGGCAAAGGTCTTTCGTACTCACCGGCCCGGCAATCCTCTTCGAGACACCGAAGAGCGGTCAGCGTCAATGCAATCGGTCTCCAATCACGGCAGCCCAAAAGAAGCTCACGCAACGACTGTGGCTCTTTGTCGGGCTCTTCGAGGACGATCTCGAGCGTTGTGCGATACGCACCTTTCGGAATCTGATTTTGTACCCATGACTCCGCCACCGTCGCGAGTGCAGCAACCAGCCGCTGCACCGCCTCTGGTATCAGCCAGTCTCGCACAAAACTCACATAGCTTGCCGGGTCGATCGATTCGTCGAGCATTTTTTCTTCGTTCACTACGCGGTCTCCTTTCGTGGTTGAGAGGTGGACCGCATTGTACGGGCCGCTCGGGCAATAAGCCCCGGCGGACCCTTGAGGGCTAACGCCCCACGATCCCCGGAAAGTGTCGGGATCGGCTCCGGCCGGTCCCGGCGCTTGATCACAGCGAGGCGGTGCGTAGCCGCCTCTAACGATACGGCCGGTCGGGCGTGACTAACCCGGTCGGCCCTTGACCTGCCGAAGACGACGCGAGTCAAAGGTGCCGTCTTCATCCTCCCCACCCCGCGCCGCCCGGAAACGGCGCGACGCGGGATTCGTAGCACGGGCCACGGAAGGCCCGCCAGATCAGGGGGGCGAGCGGCAAAGGACTGCCGCCGCCCTGGTACGGGACCCAACGGCACGCCAACGGACGGCGTGCCCAACCCCCGG